CTTGTTGTGCATCTTGTGCAGCACTAGGTTTATTCATGGCTCGTAATTTGGAGAGCATATTTATCTCATTCTCCTTTTCTAACTGCTCTTGCTGACGGCCATAGTCTTTGAGTTCTCCATATTTGGTTAACCCTGCGCTCATGGCTGCCATATTGCCTTGCCTAGAACCACCCATGATTGCGCCACCGATACGCATCAAGTTTTCACCTGACATACCTTTGTCACGCTTTCTAGAAGTGTTGTCTGGTTGAATAACAGCATCCATCTGCCCTAGCGTTTGCAGTCTCTGTGACAGCGCACCCGACGATACAGACTTATCCTCAACTGGGGCAATATAGCCTACTTGTCCAGGAACTAAAGGATCATCAAACTCTGCCCCAAGGCTGCCGTATTCGTCTTCGAAATCTAAAGCTGGCTTGGGTGGAGAATTGGCTTGCTCATACGCTTCATGGGTTGCACCTTCCATGACAGTGCCATCAGGCATAGTGTGTGTTGTTGGTGCAGCGCCACCTTGAGTGAGAGCAGGGGTTGCAGCATCAGGCTGTCCACCAACACCGCTTGCAGCCGAGAACCACGAAGGCACTCGGCTTTTGGGATTGTTTATTTCTTCATCTAGCACACCTTGTGGCCGCTGACCTGTTGAACGCAGAGTTCCATCTGGAGCATACCTTTTTACGTAGTCTCTTTCGTTCATGTGGCCTGACTCGCTAAACGGGTTAATCCTATCTAGCTTCTCGCTATTGGTTAACTTTCTGTTATCAAGCCTAGCTTCCCTTGCTTCCCTTTGGTCACTTTTTGACTGTCCTGAGAACTGCATACCAGACAAATAACCATCCTGTGGTCGGTACTTTTCTAAAGCACCCACACCACTCTGAGAATCAGCCCTTTGCTGTGCCGTAGCCTGCATAGCCGTCTGTGCCATCTGCTGTAACATAGGGTTTTTTAAGTTCCCATTAGCATCATAATTGTTAGGGTCATACATAAAGTTATTATTCATTATTAAACCCACCCGTTGTCTTTAGCAAACCCATACCCTGCCGTTGCACCACCGATAGCCCCTGCTATTGGGCTTGACGCATTAGCTGTCCCCGCCTTGGAGTCATAGACAGCGCGATTGAGTATTCCACCTTGGTACTTGATGTTCTGGTCTAAACCAAAGTCTCTCTGGTCTTCATAGCGTTGTCGTTGGTCATTGTAGTAACCTTGCTGCTGATTCCTGAAGTTGCTGCCTGCGCCTGTCATAAAGTTACCCATCTGACCCATAGCAGTAATACCTTGACCATAGCCCTGCTGAAGTCCTTGGTTAGCAAACATCTGGTCATTGAACTGTTGGTTCTGTTGACCCAAAGATTGACCCATAAGGTTCTGCTGTATGTTAGCTGTCATGTCGGCTCTACGGTCATCAAAACCACGGTTAGCCACAGCATCAGCAATGCCTGCGCGGCTAGAGTTCATGTTTCCAGAGCCACTAGCACCTTGGTTAATACCTGTCAAAGTGTTCTCTTGTAGATTGCGCCTGTCATCACGCATAGCGGAGTCAACTAAGCCACCACTATTAGTCATGGCGTAGTCTTGTGCCTTCTGCATTCGGTCAGCACCGCCTGCTTTATATAGGTCAGCGTAGTTATTAGCAAAACCTTGGCCTTGCTGCATGACATCGAAAGCGCCTTGGCCTCCCATCATGCCTACGTTACCCATGTAGTTGTTGCCTGCGGTAGAGTATGGGTTCATGTCTGCGTAGGTATCACCTGTGTATGCGCCCTGTTCTAGGGAGTCATTCAAAGCACCTTCGGCTCTGTCATAGCTACGCTCAATGTACGGCTTTGAAAAGTTGTAGCCTTCCATTGCCTGCTTATTTGCGCGTTCCTGTGCTTTTCTGTCTTGCTTTGCGCCCATGTATCCACCTACTGCGCTTACTGCTGTTGCAACCCAAACCATTAGCTATTCTCCAAAAGTGTCATATCGGGTTCTGGTAGACCCATATCGGTGTATGTTGGCGAGATTACCTCGTCTTCTATTATTTCTAAGTTATCCTCGCCCACCGTTTTTGTAAGGTGAACATTTGTAAGGATTGAATCTTCTAACGCATAAAAAGCACGTTTAGCACCAGAGGGTGATACCCATGTATAGGGTGCTTTGATGGACTCTCTTCCTGCTTCTGATACCACCATCAACTCCCCTTTTAAAAGGAAGACCATGTGGGGGTGGCGGTGAAGTTTACCTACAAAAGTCATACCTTTAGGCACCGTTAACTCTCTGGTGTACATTCCACAGCCATATTCTTCTGTCACTGGGACAAAGAAATGCCTTAAGGTACTGGTATCCTCCCCAGACTCTAAAAGTCCTGAGTCAATGCCCTTTTCTATTGAGTTTTGAAGTTGTACCACTGATGCTTGTAGATACTTACTGAGTTCTTGTGGGGCTTCCATTATAAAGCCCTCCTATAGGGAACCTGTGAGTGTGAAGTACAACATTTAACTGCTAGATTGTGCGCTTAACTGAGTCTCTAAATCGAAATTTGAAGTATTAAGAGTAGTAGCACTCAAAGTGTAAGTAGTAGACCCCGACCCAGTATCTGAGTCATACCAATTTGCACTGACATGGCCGAATGCTAAAAAGGGTTCACCGTGCTGAGTACTGCCGTTGATGAAAGTCCCAGTAATTGTCCACGTTTTTATTGTAGTAGAGCCTCTTTTTAACGTCACTGTCGCAGGAAATGGATCTCCTGGCTCATCGGACGCTGCATTAAACTTTTTAGTTAAGGACCAGTTGACACCAATGAGTACATTACCATTGCTTACTCTAGTCACAGTGACGGTAGCATCCGTATTACCTGTGGCGTTATCAATTACCACAGGATTAGGTATTCCAGGAGCGCCAGTTACAACTAGTTCTCCATTATTGACAGATAGGTATTGACCATCCAGTTTAATCCTGTCGGCACTTAGTTCCCCTGTAACTATTGAGTCAGCAGTCAGCTTTACACCACTACCAAGACTTACAACATTGTTAGAGTAGGTGAAAGCGTCAAGTCCAGACTGATTGGCACCTCCAGTTGGGTCTATGAGTTTGAACTCATTAGCCATGATTTTAAAAGAGCCTGTAGTACCATCATTGTTCTGCTCAAAGCCAGTGACATAGCCATTAACATTTAGCTTCACGCCATACTTGGCTTCTAAAGTTGCGATTCCGTTAGCCGCAGTAGTATCGGCAGAGGCTCTTGTGGATGCTTCAGTTGTCACCGCTGCGGATACACCGCTTACTGTAGATGTAAGGTTTGTAATATCGGTTGCTACTGAATCGACAGCCGTTGTTCTGGCCGATGTCTCAGCAGTAATAGCAGTAGTATTGGTTCCTACAGTCGTAACCAGTGAAGAAATACTAGACGCTAGAGAACTGTCAGAAGTAGCCCTAGCTGTAGATTCAGCTTGTATTGCCGCAGTGTTTCCACTAACTGAAGTCGCTAATGATGTGACATCTGAGGCAATCGCTGTGTCTGCTGTAGATCGTGCCGTGGTTTCAGCTACTACAGCCGCAACATTTTCATTTACAGTTGTAAGCATTGCCGCTATGGCAGACGCATTGGAGGAGTCTGCTGTTGTTCTAGCCGATGTCTCAGCAACTATTGCAGCAGAGTTAGTTCCTACAGTAGCTACTAGAGCAGTCAAATCCGTAGCTATACTAGTGTCGGCTGTAGTACGTGCTGTAGTCTCGCTTAAGATGGCAGCAGTGTTGTTTCCAACAGTAGTAGCCAAAGCAGTTACGTCACTTGCTATAGAAGTATCTGCACTGGTTCTTGCCGATGCCTCAGAAATGACAGCAGCAGCATTATTACCCACTGTTGTAGTCAGAGCAGTTACGTCATTTGCTATAGAAGTATCTGCTGTTGTTCTAGCTGAAGCTTCGCTAACGATAGCCGCAGCATTCGTCCCTACCGTTGCAGTCAAAGCCGTGATATCTGAGGCCAAAGATGCATCTGCTGTGGAACGTGCAGTAGTCTCTGAAAGTACGGCAGCAGTGTTAGTGCCTACCGTAGCTGCTAGTGCTGTAATGTCAGAAGCCAGTGAACTGTCTGCCGTAGACCTAGCGGATGTCTCTGCTACCACAGCCGCTGTGTTCGTCCCGACTACTGCTGTAAGTGCAGTTACGTCAGAAGCTATCGAGGTATCGGCAGTGGAACGTGTAGATGCTTCAGAAACAATGGCGGCAGTGTTAGTACCGACAGTAGTAGTTAAAGCCGTAATGTCAGAGGCTATAGAGGTATCTGCCGTAGACCTAGCCGTGGTTTCAGAGGTAATTGCCGCAGTGTTTCCACTAACTGTAGTTGCCAAAGATGTCACGGTTGCTGCAATAGCCGTGTCTTGGGTAGCTCTGACTGAAGATTCTGTAGCAATAGCTGCCGCATTGACTTGGGTAGCGTTGTTTCCTGCCGCATTATTGACTGTGGCAATCATGTTAGTAACTTGAGTACTCAAAGCTGCAATATCTGAAGTTCTAGCTACAGTCTCTGTGGCTATAGACGCAGTATTAGCTCCAGTAGTTGTTTGTATGGCAGTTAAGCGAGTACCAAGAGATTCTGTTGCGCTTACTTTAGCCGTAGAGGTGTCCAGTACAAACGCATCTCCTGCACCATTGGTTGCCCCAAGTAGCGACAAGGTTGTGGTTATTGCAGTATCACCTGAAATTCTCTGGGAAGATTCATTGGTAAACAAAGTCTCTAGACCAGTACCAGTGAATGAGCCTGCCAATATACTTGCTATGGCAGCAGCCCTAGATGATGCCTCCGCAAGGATATCTACGGCTAAACCATCAGTCACAGAGGTTATAGATAGCGCATTGGCTGTAATAGTTGCCGCTAAGCCATCAGTCACAGAAGTAATAGAATTAGCATTAGCCAGGATAGTGGCTGCTAGACCATCAGTAACTGAAGTTATGTCTGTCGCGTTAGCTATTATCGTGGCGGCAAGAGCATCAGAACTGGTAGTAATTGCTGCTGTTGTCGAGTCACTGACAGTATTACCTGCAGCCTCTACCGCTGCATTGTTAAAATCACTGGCTTCCTTTTGAGTAACCAAAGTATTTTCTATACGCTGCAATTCGTCACTTAGGTATTTTTCACTGGGTTCTGATAAGTAGCTTCTTCTAGGGTTACTTTTTAAGACAGGATTAACGTGCCGTTTATAGCCAAGGATGGGTAGCTGAGACATTTTATCTATCTCCTACCAGTTGTTAATACATCTACGTCAAAGCCTAGGAAGCTAAAGTCCTTTGTATCTGCCACAGACATCTTGTAAGACAGGTAGCGACCAGAGGTTCTAGTGTCTATCTTGTAATCTGTAGCACCATTAAATGTAATGCTAGAGCCGTATACAGGAGGGTCACCTATCAGGTCTGAAGATCCAAACGTAAAGTTAAATTCTTTGTTAGAGTTCTGTGTATCTACCTGGGGCACTATCTTAGAGATGACTTTATAGCCACTCAGAGGAGACATATCATCTAGGTCTATACCTGTACGCTCTAGGTAAGGATTCTTATTGGCTTGAGCGTCCAAAGGGAAAGATAGCTTACCTGAGTCACTTAAGTCTAAGCCATATAGCTTATCTGTGGTGATACCATCTGAACTAGAAGATTCACCTACAAAAAGACTGTGGCTGTCATAGCCTGCTTCTTGGGTGTAGTAACTACCACCAATGTCGTAACTAGAGGTGCTGCTTGCGTAGGTAGCTGTAGAACTAATAGTTCCTACAGTAGCACTTGATACATTCGGTAAATCCATGAATGACCATGTTTGGCTTTTGTAGTTAAATACTGCAGCTCTGTTACATCTGTCACCGTTGGTGTATTCAGACATATCATCACCAGATATATAGCAGAACATAACCTCATCTAAGTCAGGGTTATGGTGTACGAAGCACCTGTTAGTTTTGGCTGTGTTTAAACCACCAAAGATGTAAGACTTAACTCGCTCATCAACAATAGATTGACGAGTGTGTGTATCGTGGATATAGATATCATCGTGGTCAAAGACATAGTGTGCGCCCTCAACCTCGGCAATACAGTTCTGGCTGATAACACCACAGTCACTAAATAGCTTTCTAAAGTTGTGTATGAACGTACCACCTACAAACTCCATCAGCCACACTTGGTCTTTAGAGTACACAATGAAGTTAGTACCCAAAGTTAGGCCATCTACGATGCCTGTTTTCATTTGTACCAGGTCGTTGAATCCTGCTGACTTGGTTAAGTCTGAGGCATCCCAACTGTCAGGGACTGAGTTAGCTAAAGCTAAGTTACTGTAGCGTATTCTGGAAGGAAAGTTAGTTCCGTTTTCAACGGTATTAAGAGCAATGAGAAAATCACCATAAGCTCTAAGGGATTCTGTGCGGTGATTAGAAGGCCAGTTAGGTAGAGTAGCAAAAGATGTCCCACCATTAGCCATATAAACAGGGACTGCATCCACACGATTCAAGTAGGCTATATCAGCCAAGTTAGTACCTGTGAAAGGGTTCTGCTTAGTACTAGTAGTAGAAAGAGTGCCTATCCTGGAGACTATACTACCATTGGAATATGCCTTGATATCGTAGGTGTCAGACACAATAACAATAGACGCAAAGCTACCACTAGAATTAGAAGGTACGCCATAGGTAAACCTTGGGCTAAAACTTAAAGAATCTTTAATCTTCCTAAAGACAGGTGACCGCCCTACTTTACCCTCATCAAATCTTACGTTCTTAGCTTTAGTGAACGCATTAATAGGGAGGGACGCAGGACGTATGTCTGTGACTACGCCTACGCCACCAACATCTCTGACCGGGAGTATCTGTCCCATATTGTGTTCCTTAAGTTATACATTGTTTCTTATGCTGTACGTTTCCACATATAGACAACTACATAGGGCTGTAAGTTATTGTGGGCAGTACCACCCCCAGTAGCCGCTGTAGTACCAGAAGCACTTGTAGATAATTCACCACCGCCTGTGCGGTTGTTAGAACCAGAGGTTGTCAAGTGGGCAGTAAAGCCGTGTGTATGACTAGGGATTTCATCTATAGATAAGGTGTGGGTCTTAGCGCCACCTAACAGAACAGAACTACCGTCACCCGATGGAGCAACAAAGTCCGTATCTGGTTCAGCTGCATCATCATGTCCTACTAAGACTCTACCTTGTCCAAAGGATACCCAAGTACCACCAAAGACTGTTTGAGGACTCCCACTAGTAATAGCCGTATAGATAGCCCCTACCGGATAAATAGAGTCAAGAGCCGCAGATTTCACTAAGGTCCATACCTCTAAAGCAGTAATGCCTGTAGCTAACACAGGAGTAACTTCACCCTCACTATCTGTAAAAGCAGTGATAGCAGATGCTACAGGTGTAGTGATACCAATGAGTGTCTTTACTTTGTCTGCTGTCATGCCTGTGTTAAAGGTGACATTGGTGCCATCAGAAACTAGTGCAGTCTTCTTGTTTAACTCAGCAGCTGACAAAGTCACTGGACCAGTAAGGCCTGGCCAAGTAGCTTTAACAGTAGACTTAATAAGACGTAAATGTTCGTCAGCCTGAGAGAGTGCGTCTGTAGCCGCAGGGTTAGCTGCATTGAGGCTATCAATGTAGGTGCCTGTTTCAAGTGCCATTGGGGGAAATCCTGTGTGTGTTCGGTAGAGTTAACTAGAGTTAACTAGAGTGGTCCTGGGTGGGACCCTGGTCAAAGAAGGCAGACAACAACAACAACAAGTCTACCCTTTACCCTTGTTTTTGAAGTCCATATACCATTAGACCCATTGGGGGTCATTTAGATAGCCAGGAGTCCCTGGAATCATAGACATTTATCCATATATGCTCTGTGTCCCAGGTACTGGGGGCGATCGATATGTTATCGACCTCCATAAGATGTGTTCGGTACCTGTCACATAGGACATTTGTGACTTATAGAAAAATATATTGGATTAAGGGTCTTTCTTTTGGTTGAAAATAGGGATGTAAACCCAAGTCCACCCAAGCTCCCTCAAGTCCTCTCAAGTCCACCCTAAGCTCACCTAAGCTATCCCAGGTCAACCCAGGTAATCCCAGGTCAACCCAGATAAACTCAGGCAGCAAGTGTGTACATAAGACTCAGAAGTCCACCAGGTTACGATTGAGGGGAGACCGATGTCACCCGGTGGACTACTGAGAACTAATAGGTATTACAATAGGTATTACAGTGTATACATATGAAGCACACTGCGACGGTAGAACCCCACTGGTATCTCTAAAGGGTGGACACAATAGAATTAGTGTTACTGATTAAGGTAGGTTCATATGTAGTCGATTGACTTGATAGTCAGCATCAATGGGAGTATGGTGCGGACTTGTATCGGAGGGGCAGGAAGCACTCCTCGTCAGTCTTGTTACTGACATTCAAGGAGGCTCCTGTTCCTTCGGTACACTCACTACCACTAGTTAGTTACACTAATACTACAAGTTGGTAGGGCATCGATATTACACGAAATTACTTCTAATCATAGTCTTGATAACTACAATGCATTCGTGTTACGCATAAGTGATTAGTACAATGAGTTCCTGTATTTAACTAACCAGGAACCCACGATACTTATGCTCTATATGATTGCCTTCACACTCTTAGTACTAACTCTTATTAGCTTCGATAGTCTCAACAATTAGTTTATCTAAATACCATTTAGCTTTCTCTAGGTCCTGGGTTACAGGTATGTTACCTGGGTCCTTGAGTCCTAGCCTCCACAGATACTTGATAATACATCCACGTAAATAACCTTTGAACTCATTAGATGTCATGGCTGATTGCATTGCATCGATACACTCTATGCTGCCATTAGTGTAATGGCTTGGGTTGATGGGTGTGTCTTGCTTGTTAAGGGCATGAGCTTCAGCCATAGCCATATCAATGTAAGGCTTGTAGTCGATACTCTCTGTCTTCTCTAGTGCAGGGTGTTCGCGCCTAAGTTTATCCCATTCAGCAGGGGTTGCTGCGTTGATACCTAAGTAACCAGTCATTTCTTACCACCGTCAGTCATGATGATAATACATTGGATAAGAGCGGCTCCAACAAAGAGAACGAGGAAACTAGCGGCTAATAATTCAAGCAACATGTCCATCAGTCTTCTCCTTGGGTTGGGTGCGTCAGTTCAATATGGTAGGCATGACTGGCTCTATCTAGGGCACCATCAGCCGCCTGTAGTGCTGCAATGGCTGCCTTACGATTAGCTCTAGCCCTATCTACATCTCTTCCTAACTGGTCTAAACTTTGACGCATGTCACTGAAGTGCGTCTTACTTAACAATGAATCACCTAATGAAGTCATGAGTTTTCTCCTGCCAATATTCGTTGTTTAATTTCGAAGTTACGCCCATTGCGTCGAGCCATTGCCTTCTTGTAGGCTTCTCTATCGGTCGTATGGTGTCGGGGTTTGTATTGCAGCCCATCCTCAAGACCTGCGTAGTAATTGGTACAGGTCTCTGTTTTAGATGTGGTCAGCTGCAGGTTCTCTCTCCAGGTTAGTATCATCAGGTCACACCTCACATTCTTGACAAGCAGCAAACTTCTGCCACTCGTCCTGGGTAATACCACTGATTAAATACTCCCGGTCTTCAGCACTAAGGTCTGGACACACTTCCTGTATCAGCTCACCGTTAGCGTGACGTTTGAGTTGCTCCTGGGTAACATCGATGTCTCTCATATGAGTGACACCAGTCAACAAAGATACTTTAGGTACTTTCATCGTCCTGGCTCCCACATGTTGATGGTCTCTGTATCCCAGTTCCAATCGCAGCTCCTTAGTATCCTGGCGCAGCGACTCTGGGCTATTGCATCCTCCCTGGTTAACCCGGCCTTAAGATAAGCCTGGAGTACCTGGTCCCAACTTGGATGGTTACCCAAGATACCTTCAGCTTTCTTTGGACCAGTCCCAGGTATGCCTTTGTACCCATCGGTTGCGTCCCCGGTTAAACACTGCGTCAAGAAGTAATGGTTGGCATCGGCTTCAGTTACAGTAAGCAGCTCGTCAGCCATAGGTCTATACAGTTGTCCTGGGATTGTCTTCATGTCTTTGTCACAAGACACAATGCAAGTAGGATGGGTGTTAGAGGACTGGAGAATACCCATGATGTCATCAGCTTCCAGAGTGTCCTGGACATGACACTGGTAGACCTCTTGAGCCCATTGCACCAGGTACTTGTAACCAACTGGCTTCCTGGTCTTCTTCCGGCCACCTTTGTAATCAGGTAGCACAGTCTTTCTGAAGTTGTCACCGACCGTGAAACATACCAACATCTGCTCAGCTTTTAGCCTCTCAAGGAACCCTTGAAGCCGACTGTTAAACATCTTCTTAGCTGCATCGACATTGGTCGATAGGGACCATATGTCCTCACCCCAGTCCACTTCGTCCTCACATGCTGCAGCTGCCTGGTACAAGTACAAGTCACCATCAATCAGTAACGTAGTTTTATCTTTAGAGAAGCTCTTCAATGCGTTCATTGATACCCTCCAGGAACTCTTCACCTTCGTCCGTAATTAACCAACGCTTACCAAAGGTTTCATAGTCAACCTCAGTGGTTATGAGACCACTGCTTGCAGCAACACCAATGAAGAAGGCTGCTTGTCTACTGAAGTTACTTTTGACTGTGAAGGGGCTTCGTTGGGCTTTATCCAAGAGAACATGGAAAGCCATGAGTTGGTCTAAGTCATTGTGGAATTCTTTTGACTCAGTGTGTTTCGCACCAGGTGCGTCCCACGGCATATTCTGCTTCGATTGGGAGTTTTCTGTTGATTCCGAAATGCTCTCCTGCTTCTTTAGCCATTCGCTTAAGTATGTCACCGACATTGTGTGCTACCTCTTTGGTTCTACAGGCAATCTGGAGTTCATCGTGTACCCAGGCTACTATCAGGGCATCGTTCTCCAGGTTCTGTGCTTTAATCTCCTGGTCAACCAGGTATAGCCACTGCTTACATAGCAGGGCTCCTGCTGACTGAAGGAGTTGTGAAAGACATTTATGCTCTGACCTAATAAACAGCTTTCTGCCGTCTAATCCTTTGAGGTAACCGCGCTTGTATGCTTGACTTAGTTCGTTCTTGAGAGACTTGAAACTAGGGATGTTCTTATCAAACTCATTCTTGAATCTCTTACCATCTTTAGCTGAGCCACCCACGATTTTACCAATGAGGGCATCACCGCCACCGTAGAGGAGGCTGTAGCTGAAAGTTTTTGCACTGTCCCTTGTAGGT